CAATATATCATGGATGTTAATTAAAAATTCTTTACGATCGAGTAAGGAATGAATAACCTTAATTTGAAATGCTGAGCCATATGTATTTAAACTACTTAATGTCATTTACAAAACTATTTAATGTTTGGAACTGGTTATTAACCCAAAATTCAGGGTTTTTAATTAGATGACGTAATCCATCTTCTTGATAGAATCTAAGAAAAGCTTTTTGATTTAGCACGGGTGGATCAATATCTATTTGTTCCTCTAAATAAGCCTTTTCTAAATCATCTACCATTGGATTATGTAAATCCATGATTTTATAATTTTTACGTAGACTTTGTTCCTCTAATACTATACGAGAATAGATAAGATGTTCCTTGTGTTTTTCTGCTGCTATTTCAAAGATATCATCTAATGTTAATTTACGTTCATTTAATTCAGGGAATAATTTACGTAATTTTTTCTCTCCTAAACCTTTTATACCAGGGATTTTATCTGAAGCATCGCCCATTAGGACTTTATATAAAATAAAATTCTCAGGTAAAACATTAAACTTAGTTACTACAGTTTCAGGTGTATAAAAATCCTTTTCAATAGGACGATACACACAAATTTTATTACTTGTTAATTGAATAAAATCTTTATCACTTGATACAATAAACGCACGAGAGTTGTCATGAGTATTGGTGATAGTCGTCGCTAAATACGCGATTATATCATCGGCCTCCACTTTGTCGAGCGCTATGGTTTTTACAGGGAGACACTTCAAATAATCGATTAATCTTACTATTTGATCTAATTTAGCATCGTGTTCATCCCCCACGTCGTCAAATATCTCCCAGTTAGTAATACGAGACTGATGACGGCCTGCCTTGTATTCTGAAAGGATATTTTTACGATTTATTGATGAATTTTCTCCATCAAAGATAATATACATTGCTGTTGGCTGAATAGCATTTATTAGAGTCCCCAATGAACGAACAAATCCTCCTAACCCTCCTACATGAACGCCGTGCTCATTTACAATATTGAGCATTGCGAAGTTTCTAAAAAATAGATTTAGACCGTCAATAAATAAAACTCTTTTATGTTGCGAGGAGGGTGTCTCCGGCTCCTTATCCATGTTATTGAGGAGCTCTAATAAATCCGTATTTGCCATAACTTAATCTGGTTCTTGTTCTATAAATACCTGGGGAGCAGGTTCCTCATAAACTTCTTCAATAATATCAAAATCACCCCCACCCAAGATCTTACTCCATTCTGCGGTATGGTCATCTTTATATTTTTTAAGGTCTTTTTCAGTATCCTCAATAAAACCATGTGGTGTCATAATGATTTTACCTCTAGTGGTAAGACCATTAATGTGGTTTTTATCAATTTGTAAGTTAGTACGTTTAGCAAATTCAACTTGCTTTTTATCTTTAATCGCTTTGATTTTAGATGTTCCAGCATTAGCAATATTACCAAATGTTACTACAAACGTAGCATCAAACCACATAGCAAACCCACCTTTATTCATCAACTTTGGTTTACCCATAGGTCCTTCGGGTTTTGCTGTCCACACTTTATTAATACAAACTAATGTATTGGTATACAATGATGACTCTTTACGTGATAATGTAATCCTTTGATTAACACTATTACCAAATTGAGTTGACATAGCACCAGCATTCCACTCATTATTGTTCTTATTAGACCTAATAGATAGCTCACACGGAACTGAACCAATAGAATCCCAAAGGAACATTAAATCATATGGTAGGTTACCTTTTTTCTGCTCATCTAGTAAGTCAAGAATAAAAGCGGCAACATCTTCAATAGTATGGATAGTTTCACGATCAGCGTAAATAAAATTACCTTGATAATCTATCAATTCACCTGTTTCTTTATCAAATATTTCTTCAATGTCTAAACCCATTTGCATAGCGTGTTCCCAATTCCATTTCATTTCAGTAATAATGAATACTGGGAGGATACCTGCTTTTTGAGCACTAACAGCAGCCTCAATGAGTGCTGTAGTTTTACCTGTATCACTATGTCCTCTTAAAAGAACAATATGACCTAGAGGTATTCCAGGTACTGAAGTAACTTCTTGGAAGGCGTTACTTAGTGGGACCCACTGTTGGGGTTTAAACTTAACGTTCCCACTAAGACCTTTCTTATCCTTAAAGCTACTAAGATCAAACTTAGATTTTATCTCGGCAGACACTGCTGCTGTTAGAGATTTACTTGCTTTTCTAGCCATACTTAGAATGGCAGATCATCACTATTACTGTCCTCGAACAAACTATCGAATTTATCGAGTTTTGTTTTCTTTACGTTGTCAGTAGAAGTGTTAAGCGAGTAATTAGTTTGGTTAAAATTTGATTCCTTTTCGTCATCAATGATATCACCTTCTTGAGCAGCATCTTCTGGAGATAGCCAAGACTCAAGATTTGATTTCATTTCATCGTAAGGGATTTGCTTAAATACTCCTTGTGGATCTACTTGGTTACTTAACCAAGACTCTACTTTTGAAGCATCAGTATCTAATGATGTTTGCTTCATTGAGGGAGTAGCTACAGTACGATTGTACTTAGTACCAGTCATCTCTGGCCCTTCAGTAGTAAGTTTAATATCACGACCCGCAACTACATCAGTAAAATCACCTACTTCTTCATCCATTGCCATTGACAAAAATGATGAGTATAGCTCTTTACCGAACTGCCAAATCTTAACACCTTCCTCTTCCATACCACGAACGATAACAGGAGCAAAGTAACGAACTTTTGGTTCGAGCTTTTTAGCCAATTTCCAGTTTTCGGGTTGGTCGGTTTGACGGAGTTTTTTAGCGAACTCAACTAATGGGTCTTTCTCATCAAAGTTAATTGGAGAAATCATCACTGGTTTCCCAATACCATAATGGAAATACAATTCACTAAATGGAGTTGCTTTATTAAACTTAGAAGGAACAATACGAATTGTTTGTTTCCCTACTGATGGTTTCCAAAACAATGACTTACCATTGTTTGAATTGTTGGAGGCTGGTTTTTGCAGGGCCTCCAGGCGCTGCTTGATTACATCTAAATCCATGTTTATAACTTTTTATTAATGATTAAATATACGAAACTATTTGGTGGACTCCAAATTATAGTTCAATGATTTTGTGAATTTTTGTTTTTAGTTCTTTAAGCTCATTCTGTTGAGTTAAAAGGATTGTATTACGATAGTGTTGCCAGTCTACTCTAAAACGCGAATCTACAACACCCCCATTTAAACGTTTTATTAGTTCGTTTAGGGCGTTAATAGTGTAAAGTGTATTACTATCTTTTTTACGATGAACTAAAATTGTATTCTCTGGGATTGAGGATACGTTATGTTGGTCAACATTATATGTAACAACATACTCGTCGTTACTTTTTATATGTAGTACAAACATCTTGTTGTACATGATTGTATATTGTGATTGCAGATCTTCTACTAATTGGTCTAGGTTTTCTAGAGTAGTGAACGTGCAGAAGAGCTTGTTATTCAAATCTATTTTATTTTGGGGTGATGGTGTGTCTAACCCATAAATATAGTCGTAACTAGGCAAAATCGTAGTTGATTCCATTTTTTTCTTTTATTTGTAACTTTAATTTATAAAAAACCTTTTTAATCTGTTCTAGCACATCTAATTCACTATCATCCACATCGAGTAAAAATGAATCATACGTGTAAAGAACTAATTTGGTATTCATACCTTTTAATAATGTGAATATACGAAATAATATCTCGATATTCAAGCTCGTCTCCATGTTTTGTAAAATATAATTAAACAACTTTTGAGGGTTCATATCCTCTAAAACATCATTTTTGTATTCGTAATGAGAGATAGGGCAAGTGATAACGCCTTCTATTTGGAAAGTTTCCCAGGTCGTACGTATATACTCACTTGTAGCCTTAAAAAACGGAAGATCTTTATAGTTATCAAATACCCCTCCGTATAATTGTTTGAATGTTAATTCTTTTGCTTTCGCGTAATCCACTTTATACATCTCGGCAAATGACTTGTGAATGTCTTTATCACCAAAATCGTAATCCACAAGCATGGCAGCCAAAGTGGGATGGTAAGCACTAATATCAAACTCCACAAACCTGTTATTACGTGGAATAAAACTTCTCCTACAACCATTATCTTTTGGAAGAGCAGCGTAATTAACTCCGCCAAACTTATTTGAAGGTCTAGTCGTAAGCGTTTTATAGTTGTAACTAGTGTAGATATATTCGTCTTCAACTGGATGGAAATGTTTTTCAAATTCATCTTTGTCAATTTTTATGCCATTACGCTCTATAGCGTTAAACACCAACGCAGCCCGGTCATTATAGAACGGGTTTAACACGGTATTAACACGGTGCTCCAAATCATCATATACTTGCTCGTAAACCTCATAGTGCTTGGTAATCGGCACGAGTTGGTTTACCGTTAATAGATCCGGAAATCTATTGTATAAAATTGTATGGGCTGTGGTTTGTGGAAGTATATACGGAGGAGCTCCTAATGTTATATCTACGAGCTGTTTTAATATTGTATAGTGTAGGAATTCTTTTTTGTCTCTAACATATATCGTCTCTAGACTTTTTAACCATAAGTAAATCTCATCTTCGAATATATTTTCACATTCTGGATGAGATGTAGGTAGAATATACCCCTTATGACCTTGAATAGGTCTTACATAGAAGCCAATAATAGAGTTTTGTGAGGGATGTTGGTATGGGTTATTTGATATAACTTCTACAAACGCTTCTTTAAAACCACTATTCTTTAAAACCTCAAATTGTTTATTATTTTCTATTAACCAAAACATGGATATGAATATACAACCTTTTTTTTACATTATCACTCTTGATAGAATTGTAGGTAATTAAATCTTAAAAATCCTCCTAGGCCATTAATTTGTAAATTTTTCTCTGTAAATCCAATTTGTTTTGCGTTTATTTGTCTAACATTTTCTTTTTCTCCACTTATGACCCATTGTAATTGGAAATTTAAATATAAAGCACTACCAATGGATGATGAATAATTAGTTGATGAAATTTCTGTGTATAAGTTTTGGTTTGATTTTTTAGCAAAATACCTAGTAAATTCGCCATTCTCCTTATCATCCTGAGTTAGGATTGGGAAGTATGATACTGGGGCATATGGGGTCTCATTTTTTGAGGCTCCTATGATATTGCTATAACGAGAGTTCCAAGGTAAAAATCTAGGGTCTTCATTTCCTAATTCATCACCTTCGTCAAAAGAAGGTGTTGGTTTTCTTTTAATAGTAGGGTTAGGTGGTT